TAGCGGAGAAAGAAGATGGAACAGCCGACACCGACCACGGTAGGCCGACCCAGCAAGTACACTGAAGAACTGCTCACAAAAGCAGCAGGGTACGTCGCTTACGCCTACTCAGAAGACAAACTTCCCAGCATCGAAGGGCTGGCTCTGTATATCGGAGTAAAACGGTCAACTATTTACGACTGGGCAAAACAACCTGAAAAGGAAGCGTTTTCGGACATTTTAGAAAACATCCTTGCCCATCAGGCTGAAGCCCTTATTAACAAAGGGCTGAAGGGAGAGTACAACTCAACGATCACCAAGTTGATCCTGACGAAGCACAACTACAGCGACAAACAAGAAATGGATCTGTCCAGCAGCGACGGAACCATGCGTCCTACAGTTATCGAACTGGTGGCTCCGTAATAGGATGAAAGCCCAGCTAAAAATCCCTCCTAAACTTATTCCGGTCTTCAATACACCAAACCTCCGCTACCGTGGAGCGTATGGAGGCCGAGGCAGCGCAAAGACACGAACCTTCGCCCTGATGACAGCCGTTCATGGCTATCGGGTTGGAGAGTCAGGCGGAACAGGCCAGATCCTCTGTGGCCGTGAGTTTATGAACTCGCTAGACGATTCCTCACTGGAAGAAGTGAAGTCTGCGATCCGCTCAGTGCCGTGGCTGGAGGACTATTACGAGATCGGTGAGAAGTACATCCGCTCCAAGGATGGCCGGATCACCTACGTCTTTGCCGGTCTCCGCAGATCACTCGACGCATTGAAGTCAAAAGCCAAACTGATTCTGGCGTGGATTGACGAAGCCGAAACCGTATCGGAAACAGCATGGAGAAAGCTGATCCCGACTGTTCGTGAGCATGACTCAGAAATCTGGGTGACGTGGAATCCTGAATCCAAAGAGTCTGCGACACACAAACGCTTCCGTGACGACCCTCCAGACAACTCCGTAATCGTGGAAATGAACTGGCAGGACAATCCGTGGTTCCCAGACGTACTGGAGCAGGAGCGCACACAGGACAAAGAAAAACGCCCGGACATCTACGATCACGTCTGGGAAGGCGACTTCCTCGTCCATGCTGAAGGCGCGTACTACGCCACAGAAATGCGGGAGGCCAAGGACCAAGGCCGGATTGATGTGGTCAACTACGAAACTTCAACCGGCGTGATTACTGCATGGGACTTGGGCATCGGAGACAGCACTGCCATCTGGTTCGCCCAGTTCATCGGTCCTGAAGTCAGAATCATCGACTATTACGAATCCAGCGGAGTGGGTCTCGACCATTACGCTCGCGTCCTACAGGAAAAGGGTTACGCATACCGGGAACACATCCTGCCGCATGACGTTCGGGTGAAAGAACTAGGGTCCGGCAAGTCTCGACTGGAGACGCTAGACGCGCTCGGCGTCAGCCCGGTAACGATTGCTCCACAGCTAATGGTGGACGACGGCATTCAGGCTGTCCGCTCGATGTTGAAGAACTGCTGGTTCGACGCAGAGCGTTGCGACAGAGGCATTGACGCACTACGCCAATACCACCGAGAATACGACGATAATGGAAAAGTATGGCGTAGCCGACCCGCTCACGACTGGGCATCACATGGAGCAGATGCGTTCCGATATTTGGCGGTTGGCTACAGACCCGCCCAGACCAACTGGGGCGAACCGATACGGAGGAACCTCCGAGGAATAGCGTAATGGCGGAATTGTTCTGGGATAAAATTACTGGGCTTCTAGGGTTAAACAACCAGAACAAAAAGCCGACTGGCGTTATGGATTACGCCTCAGAAGACCCAGAAGCAATTTCGTGGGGCAACCTTCAGCCAGTACAACGCTCAGTTCCTGAATACGCTCGTAATCTTGGCGAGACTTGGGCGAATATGGGCGAAGGAAGCCTGCTCGCACTAAGAGGCGCTGTCGCTGATGTTCCTGCCGCAGTTGCAGGGGCATACACGGCATTCGGCCCAGAGGCAGGATTGCGTCGTCCGGGCGAAGGCAGAATGGAAGCATTTGGCCGAGGCTTCACGGAAGCAAAGCAAGCGCAGCCAATCGGTTTATTGCGCGAAGGATACGAAGAGCTTTCGGCGCAAACCCAGCCATTCAGCTTTGGCGATATGTCGCAGCAAGATCGCATGATGGCTCGCGAAATGGGCGCTCCGCTCGGTCTCGCAGAGGCTGCTGCTATTCCTACAGCGACTCGTGCCGGTCGTGCCGCTGCAAATGTTGCAGCAGAAGCTGTAGAACGCTCTCCATTAGGCCAAAACATCCTTGCCCTACAAGAACAGCGTGGCCTGCCGTCAATGGCAGTATCACAATCAGAGCGAGATGCAGCACGCGCAAGGCTTAATGAAATAAAGGAAGAAGTGCGCCGTAGAGGCGTTGCTCTTTATGGCGAACGCAGCGCAGGAGAAGCCGTTCCATCAGAAGTATTGAACGAGCAGGAATATGCCGAATACACCAGCCTGCTGAACACAGTTATGGAGTACCGCACAGGTGTTCCCGGACTGTTTGGCGGCGGCATGTCAAAGATGACGAACCAGCAGGAACTCTCACTGTGGCCGACTGGAGCAGGCGAATGGGGTCCAGCAAAAGGCGCATCTGGTAAGCCTACTGGCGCATTGGAGCAGGTGGTTGGACCGCTTGATCCTAATGCAGCAAGAGTCCGTGAGATCGAGAAAGCCCGCGCTCAGGTAGGGCCACCAAGACCACCAAGAGACATTCCAGACGTAGATCCCGGATCATTTGTGGATCAGGTTGGCGGTCGTTTGCGTTATCCAGATCCAAGTCCGCTTGCTCAAAATCGCGGCCAAATGCGTGGTGAGCAGGAATGGTCCAAGCTGTACAGCCCGCTCGAAAACGAAATCTCCAAGATGCGTCAGGAAAAAATGACGCCAAATCAAGCCCTACAAACCCTGCGGAACAAGGGCGTTTCTGACCAAGAAATCAAAGAAACTGGCTTGCTGGACTTTATTGTCGAGAAGAATCAGGCAGGCGAGCGAGTCACCAAGCAAGGACTGCTGGGATTTGTCAGAGAAAATCGCCCGCAAATGTGGTTAGAACGTCGCGTATATGGCGAAAACTTGGATGACGATGAGATTTATCGGCAAACCACGTTTACTGAGAATCGCGCATTGGATATGTACGAATCCGGTGAAAATGAATCCCAGATGGAATCCATCATTGATGACTTAGAAAACAATGTTGATGAAATCTTCAGTGCGTGGGAGTTCTCCGGAATTAAGCCGGTTGAATTTCCGACAGCAAGAGAACTGCAAAGGGTTCTTGAAGAATACGATTACAACCTTGATTCGGTTCCAAAAGATCTTAGAGATGAGATTGATAACGCCATTGAATTGGCAGCAGAAAGAAGATACCAAAACAGCCCAACAATGGAATACACCAATAATCTTGGATATTCCATTGTTGGCAATGAAGATTACGGGAATTACTGGGTCAGAGATCCAAACGGGGAATATGCTGGCGATGCCTACAGTCTAGAGGAGGCTGAGATTAGAGCCAGAGAGCATGCCCTAGAGAACGAAATTCTTGTGCCTGACGGCCAACAAACATCTTGGCATGATTATGTTATTGGCGATCCAGACATGGCTACTTATGAAGAAGAACTTCTGATTTCAAAGCCAGCACTTACCGCTAACCGCCCAGACACCGGCAGAACGCATTACGGCGAAATACAGCCTGACCATGTGATCTTCCACCAGAGATACACGCAGAACACCGTTTACGTTCCAAAAGAAGGTAAGGGCGATTTCGTTGACTGGGAAGAGGCTGCTGAAGAGGCAAATATTGCTCGCAGAGAAAGGTGGGGAGGCGACTCAGAACGGTCTATTGCTGACGCAATGGACGGTGTGCAAGTCACGCAGGAGTTTCAGTCTGACCTTCACCAGATTGGCCGCAGATACGGCTACGACACGCTTGACGAAAGCCAGTGGAAAAACCTAAAGGAAGACACCAACAGGGCGGCAAATGCTGCAAATCAAGACGCTACTGAATATTTGCGTGGCTATCTGCGGTCTATTGAAAGCGAAAATAAAGCGATAACAAGAGCGCACCCAGAAGGCCCATCTGCACAGTATTTTGAAAATCTTTGGCCGGGCGGGAGGAAGAAGCTACAAGAACTTGAAGATGTAATTCGCCGCGCTGCGCCCGGAGGCTACAATCTTGACATTTCTCACATGAGGTTCTGGGACAATGTAATGGATTCCATTTCGGGGAATTCAACAAACCAAGCAAATACAAATCTGAACAAGCAAAAAGACAAGGTTATTGAGATCCTAAGACATCCGATATTCAAGGATATTAGAGATCCGTTAATGAAGGCAGGTAATGCCCGCCGCGAAAAAAACATTGCATACGAATCACGACCAGATGCGATCTTGAAGGACGACAGATGGATCAAGACTGCGTTCAATCGCGCAGCAGTAAAGGCGGCAGCACAGAACGATGAAGTATTCGCATGGTTCTCAGGGAACGAGCAGGCAAATCGCTGGGACAAAGATTTTGCGGATCTCTACAAAAAATCGTATGACGAAAAATGGCCCGGACACGCACGAGCATTGGCAAACAAGTTCAATGACGGCACGAAAGTACAGAAGATTGCCATTGACGATGGCGAAGGAAGAATGCGCCAAGGCTGGGCTGTAAGGCTCGGAGACAAGGCAAGAGCGTGGCTCAAAAAGAACGGCGAGTCGCTTTACTCAATGGCTCCCGCGTCAGCAATCCCCGGCACAGGATTACTTGCAGGTCAAGAAGATACAGAGCAAAATCAGCCGGAATATAACGGCGTGTTAGGAATGTAGAATGGCGATTACAAATTACGCAAACCTCCAGACCACCATCGCGGATTTTCTGAACCGCGACGACCTGACATCTGTAATTCCGGTTTTTATCCAATTAGCAGAAGGACAGATGAACCGGGATGTGCGCCACTGGCAAATGGAAACCCGGTCGAGCGGGCAGCAGTCTGCTGGCGACCAGTACATGCAGATTCCGTCTGACTGGATGGAGACGATTCGTTTTCACCTGACTGGTGGAGGCACACAGGTTTTGGATCTGATTTCTCGTGCTGCGATGGCGGACAAGCGGGAAGGCGCAGAAGATATGTCTGGTAGTCCGCAGTATTACTGCCACGCTGACAGCCAATTTGAACTGTATCCGACGCCAGATGCCGACTACGACATGGAACTGTTGTATGTGGCCAAGATTCCGGATCTAGCAACGAACTCCACGAACTGGCTGCTCACGCTTGCGCCAGACGTGTACCTGTACGGCTCTCTCTTGCACAGCGCACCGTATTTGCAGGAAGATGCGCGTGTGGCTGTCTGGGCGCAAATGTATTCCGCCGCAGTAGCCAGACTTAACGAAGCGTCCGAGAAGGCGCGTTACTCTGGCTCCGGCCTAACACTCAAAGTAAGGGGATTGGGATGAGTTTTTCCAACTTTTTAGAAACTGAAGTTCTTGACCATGTATTTGGCGGCAACGCATATACAGCGCCTGCTACCTTGTATCTGTCGCTTCACACAGCAAACCCAGATGAAGACGCATCTGGTACTGAAGTAAGCACTTCAGGAACGGCTTATGTCCGTAAATCTGTGGCATTTACCGTATCTGGAAACACCGCATCAAACAGCGCCGCTGTAGAGTTTGACACTGCTACCGCAAACTTTGGTACGGTTACTCACGTTGGCGTATGGGACGCATCCTCGTCAGGCAATATGCTTTGCTACGCAGCCTTAAGCAGCAGCAAGACCATTGAAACTGGCGACGTGTTCCGCGTTCCGACTGGCGATCTCGATATTACGCTGGACTAATAAATGCCCGTCAATCGCATTGGCTATGGCTACGACCTATATGGGTCGGGCGATTTTGGGGTAGAAGGTACTACCCAAGACGCCAGCGCGGTTGTTTCTGCCGCCGCATCTGTAACCGCAGCTTGCGTTAGAAAAAGGGCTGGATCTGCTGAATCTGCCCCGACGGCATCTCTTGCGTCCGCTGCGACGCGAGTCCGTTTGGGTGGAGCAATATCCAGCGTCACGACAGTAACCGCAGCAGCGGCTATTGAGTTTGTGCTGAAGGAATCTGACCAGTTTTCCTACGGTACTGGCACATACGGTTCTTATGTTTACGACAACGCAAACCTGCAAACGATTGTTTCCGTAACATCGTCCATTGCAGCCGTTGCTGGCGTTCGAGTAAAAGACGCCTCTGCCTCTGTTTCTGCCTCAGCAAGTAACACAGCAGCAGCCACTAAAGTTAGGGAAAGTTCTGGTATTGTATCCGCAACAGCGACTATGGCTGCCAGCGGTCAATTCAGCGTTACAGGCGCTGCATCAACTGCAGCAGCAGCATCCATTGCGGCATCTTGTGTAAGAGTTCGCAAGTCTGGATCAACAGTATCCTCAACTTCAGGGGTTGTTGTGATAGGCAGGGAGAAATGGGAAACTATCGCGGTAGGTTCAAATACTTGGACTAAAATACCTGAAGCGTCCGATATTTGGACGAAATTAGCCGCCTAAAGGGGAATTGAAATGGCTGATACTACGACTACCACCTATGGACTGACTAAGCCGGAAGTCGGCGCGTCCGAGGACACTTGGGGTACTAAACTCAACACCAATTTGGATACCATTGACGATCTGCTGGATGGTACGACCGCAATTGCTCCAAATTTGACGGCTGGATCATGGAAAGTTGGCGGCACTGCCATAACGGCTACCGCAGCAGAACTCAATATCCTCGATGGCGTCACTGCCACGGCTAGTGAGCTGAATCAGCTTGACGGTGTAACCCTGAGCAACTATGCGGATCGCACTGCCGATGCTGCATGGACTGGCTCCCAGCGAGCTACGGTAGTGACCGATAACGATGGCAGCTTCGACATGAATGCAGGCCAGAACTTCTCCTGCACTCCAACTGGCTCGATTACGCTGACCTTCACCAACATTGCAAACGGTCAGTCTGGCTTTATCCTGCTGGTGAACACCACTCCGCAGACTGTATCCTTGCACGCCAACACCAAGGGTGATGCTAATCTCGCTACCACGCTGAGTACCGCAGGCACTTACCTGTGCAGCTACTTCAGCAACGGTACGAATGTCTATGTAACCACTTCAGCGGCGATTGCATAAAAATGGCTATCTTCCCCGGATCTGCAATTACTCCTGCTGGCGGTGGCTACACCATCGACCAATCCCTGAGATTCAATGACGATGATTCTGCTTACCTGAGCAGGACTCCTGCTAGTGCGGGTAATCGTAAAACTTGGACATATAGTTTTTGGACTAAATTAGCTCTTGGGCAAAATGGTGTATTTTTTGCATCTAATGGAACAAGTGATTCTACTTATTTTGATTTTAGAACAAATAGCGATTATAAACTTCAAATAAGTTATTGGTCAGGAACTTATTATTCAAGCAGTCCAATTTATCGTGATCCTTCCGCTTGGTATCATATTGTTGTTGCCTTTGACACCACCCAAGCAACACAAGCAGACCGTTTTAAAGTTTATGTGAATGGTGAAATTTTAACTGACAGCAATTCACTTCCATACAATACTGATTTGGGTATTAACAACTCATCTGCACAGTATATTGGTGGATACGGTGCTTCTGCTCATCACGACGGATACATGGCCGAAGTCCACTTCATCGACGGTCAAGCACTAGACCCAAGCTACTTCGGTGAAACCGATGAAACCTATGGACATTGGAAACCAAAAGCCTATGAAGGCACTTATGGAACCAATGGCTTCTACCTAGACTTCAGCAACTCTGGCAGCATCGGTGAAGATCAATCCGGTAACAACAACGACTGGACTGCTAACAACCTAGCCGCTACCGATGTCGTGCTGGATAGTCCTACGAATAACTTTGCAACTTGGAATCCTCTTGTAAAAGGAACCCAAACTTTTTCAGAAGGCAATCTGAAATGTGTTCTTGGTGATGACTTTGCAACTCCTTGGAGATTTGGCACTCAAGCAATGA